TCGACTTAACTGGATGCTCGGCAAAATTACAGCTAATCGAAAGAGACACGGGAATCGTGATTCTAACTAAAACTGCAACAATATTGAGTCCCCCAACAAACGGACAAGTGCAATATGACTGGGAAACAGGCGAAACAAAAGTGGAAAAAGACAAATATAAAATAAGATTCGAAATCACATTCAGCGACACAAAATCGCAAAGTTTCCCAGTAGACGACAATCTCTACATAACGTTCGCTAATAAGGAGGGAACTTAATGGAACTTTTCGAAACAAAACTAGGAAAATGGATTCAAGAAACAAGCGGAGAACTACACGGCGAAGGCACCAGAGCATACGCCGTAGCGGGTGAAGAAACGGACGTAAACTACACGGCGCAAGCAACCTTACGCCTTGTGAAAGGAACCAAAGCATCCATAATCGGGTTCCACATTTCGTTGCCGACGGAAAAATACGTGGAATTCGTATTAGATTCCGTAACCAATAAAGTGTTACTGGATAAGATAGAAGGAATAACAAGGACAAACATCAAAGAACAAGCATACACAATAAAAGTGAACACCGACTATACATGCGAACTTTCCATAACAATCAACTTGATAATGTGCAAAATCAATGGGGCAATCGTGATAAAACAAGCTCCGCCGACGGGATATACAGCGGGTAGATACGGGTTTGGACACGACGGCACATTAACTACAGACTATAGCATCTTCAACAAAATATACGTTCAAAAAGCAAACCACTACACAACTGTTTCCACTTTGATCTCTTGTATCCGCTCAGTAGATCCGAAAGAACTGGTGGGAAAAGACGGAACAGTACAAGACTACTTCGACTATTTAACAACCCTCATTGAACAGTCCAGCAGATTCATAGACGGAGAAACGCAACGAGAAACAAATTTCTTCGAGGAAGGCGGACTATCGTTGATAGAATACTTTAGCGGAATAGGATCGCCGACGCCCACGGGATTATACGAATTTACAGAACAAGCAGAGGCGTGGCAAACAAAGGCGGCTTCGCTGTTTCTAACACAACGCCCCGTTTTGAGCATAACAAAAATAGAAGAAAACTCGGCGGAAATCGGTGATGTTGATGTTTGGACAGAAATAACCAAATACAGATGGTTCACACACGGCGAAATCGTGTTCGCTTCAGGCTCAATTCCTGCTAAAGGAACAAAAAATGTACGAGTAACATACAAGGGCGGATACAACAAAACTCCCATAGACATTCAAATGGCTTGCACGAGGCTGATTGTGAACATGATTCACAAGACAATAAGCGACCGCACAGCAGCATTCGTGAGTTTCGCAAGACCAACTGCTGTTAATTTTTCCATGCCAGAAGTGCTTACTCCAGACATTAGAGGAGTTCTGTTGAGATACAGACTACTAGGATTTGGTGAGTTTTAAATGATTAATTTTCCAAACGAAGAAAGTCAATGGATTTGGTTAGCAGGTATCATAGACTGTGATGCAACTATATCATTATCTAAGGTGAAGGCAAAAACACGAAGTGGAATCGGATGGAAACCTGTAGTTCAATTCAATCAAACCAGTGAAACATTCATAAAAGGAATACAAGAAACTGTTGGTTATGGACAAGTTATAAAAGTAAATTATGCAAAACCTAGAAAATGTCAATGGGTATATGTCGTAACGGCTAATCCAATTCGCTGGGTTCTTCCCAAAATTGTTCCGTTTCTTTTAAAGAAAAAAGAACAAGCAATATTGCTTTTAGAAGCATTAGACTTGATAAAACAACATCGTTCTTGTCATACACATAATATTGCTAGATTAGAAGAGATTTATAAAAAATTAAGAAGTCTCCATGAAAAAGGATGTGCTAAATTTGGAAGATATTGAGTTACAGCTTCTCAACCTTCTGCAAACGAATTGGAGCGTCGAAAAAGACACCACGATTTTCCACCGCAACATGCGTCGAGTTGAAGGGATCCTCACTCAACCCAACGTCATAATCAAAGAAGAAACAGACGTGAATAGATGGGACACAGAAGGATCGGGCGAGTGCCTAGCACTCATAACAGTAAAAATCAGGATGCAAGCAAAATCAACAACGAACGAGTCCGTCGAAGAAACTAAAGAATTGAAGCATAAGTTCATAGAAGAAATCTACGACATTCTCAAAAAGGTTAACAATGGAGACTTGAAAACTCCAGAAGGATGGGAATGGGGCTACATCACACGTCGAGTGAACGAGGACTTATTTGATGTTGAACCGCCCATGCTCGGAGAAGGTCTCAACATTACGATAGCTTATCAGAGGACAAGCAAATGAGTTCAATACAAATCCTGACTCCAGACCATGAATTTGTGTTCCAGCAACTTCAACTTATGGGTGAAATGGCTCCAGTCAAGTTGGACATGGTACTGCAAAGGCTTTGCGCCATCTTGGAAGGCGGCATAAAGAATTTGATTATGTCTGAAACACACGGAACAGGCTTAACCGCCTCAAGCATCGAAACAAGAAAAGAAGGAGAACTCGAATACGGCGTAGGCTCTTACACGCGCGGAAATATTCTAAGATTCCTCGACGCTGGAACGGGCATCTACAGAAGCGGCAAAGCAATATTCATAACTCCCGTCGCTGCCAGAGCGTTGCGTTTTATATCTAAAGAAACGGGAGATCTCGTTTTTGCAAAATATTGCATTGTCCTTGGCATAATTCCTCACAATTTCCTTATTCGAGCCGTTTATTCGAGCATTAACGAGTTAGACGCAATATTGAAAGAGGAGATGGAAAAAACATGATAGAATCACATTCCTTAAATGAAAAAGGAAAACATAAGGAGGTATTTGAAAAATGAGCATAGCGTATGGAGATAAATACAAAATAAATCGTTTCGCAACCCCAACATACTATGGATTAGGAGGAACCGTGATGACAGCAACAATAGATCCAGACGCGGAAATCGCAACTGAAGTCGGCTGCGGCGAAGGAACACGGGCAATCGCATTCCGAAAAATCACAGCCGTGCGCCCCAAAGTTTCGTGGACTCAAAACGTGCGAAAACTCACAGACTATCTCACAACCTACGCATTGATAACCGCAGAAGGAGCAGTTCCAGCACATAACCTAGCACTAGATGAAGGCGGTGGTGGACTGCACTTGTTCACAGATTGCAAAGTAAATACATGCAGAATCACGATTCGCCAAATGGAAAGCATCAAGGCGGCGTTGGAAGTTCTCGCAAAAGACCGTTCAACCCAAACCACATGGACATTCGTGAAAGCAACGGAAGAAGCAATGTATAAGACAGCACTAACGACATTGAGCATCGGCGGAACACCAGAAACAAAATGGCAAGAAGTCGAATTCGGAGTCGACAACAACGTGATACAAGAAATTTTAGGCGTTGCAATAAAGCCAACAGAAGTCGGCGAACGCCAAGCTCTCTACAGCGGACACATCATAAGGGCGGTGGCACAAGCAAGCCTAGTGTCAGACGTTATTGCTGGAACACCAAAAACAATCGAGATAGCTCTAACGGACAATGCAACAACTCCAGTAACTAAAACTTTCACTTTCGCCAACGCAGAACTGAGGCGCTCGCAAGTGCAAGCAAGAGGATTGGACATGGTGATCGAACGCATCGAATGGGAAGCAAAAACGATGGTGATAACGTAATGAAAATAAAATTCACCGTCGTCAAAGGCAAAACTTCCACCCCATCAGAAATCAGCATCGGTGAAGACTGGAAACCTGAAGTCTACGGCGAATACGAAGTTAAGGAACTAACGGCGCAAGACGGAATCGACGCGTTAAACGAACTCGTGTCGGAACTCACCGAACCCGAACGCATAACGCCAGCAGTATACAAACAAAAACTGTTGCAAAAAGCAGTAATCCACAACGGCAAAACATTCAAAATTGAAAACTTCAGTCAAATCCCAAATAAACTCTACAACATGTTGCTCGCAGCAAACGAACGATTAAACAACATCAGCGACGAAGAAGCCCGTTTTTTACTGTCGCCGTCTTCCTCAAACAACCCGTCTTCCATCCCGCCATAAAACTGTACATCGCCACTAAAGAATTGGGATTGCAAATGGATCCCCAAAAAATTTCCCTGCGGTTATTTACGCAGTTAGAAAGGATAAATGAAGCGAGGAAAATGAAATGGCAGACTTAACATACAGACTCGTATTACGCGCCACATTCGAAGGACGCGAACAACTAGACCAAGCTGTGCAGGAATTGGAGAAAATCCAGTTTCAAGGTGCGAAAGTAGGTGTAAGCGTCCAACAAGGAGGAGCACGAGCGGGTGAGGGACTGCAAGGCATCGCCCGCAGTGCGATGAGTATTGGATTTATGTTCAACATGGTCGAATCCGCTTGGATGCGACAGACGATGGCTTCGATAATGGCTGCGAACGCTCAAGACCGCTACAACAGCGCAGTCGCCCGCTTTGGTGTAAAGAGTGAAGAAGCACAGCGGGCAGCGAGACAGTTGACTCAGGAAATGCAGTATCTCGATGCCGCTAACATGCGAGCAAACGTGAGCATGGGACTCATGGCAGGAACGCTTCTCATTTCAACTGACCTTTTAAAGAAAGAAAGTTGGGCGACAATAGCTTCAACAGCATCTAAAACTTACCACACTATAGCCACAAAACTTAACACGATTGCAACGGGTGAAAACATACTAACGAAGATAGCACATAAAGCTGTCACAATAGCGTCCACAGCCATAGAGTGGTTAGAAAACGCGGCTTTACAAGCACAAATAATTCTTAGAGGAACGTTAAGTATGGGACTCTTAGTTCCCGCAATGATCGTGGGAGCCGCAGCCGCAGCGGGAATCGCTGGATATTCCATGGGACAATCGAAACAAGAAGGCGGACACATTCCACAGACAGGCATGTATCTACTACACGAAGGTGAATACGTGCTTCCAAAAACAAACATGGGAACAAGCATTCAAACAACAAGTTTGGAAACATCGAAAGTCGAAGTGTTCAGCATCCAATCAGACATTCACGTTGAAACCGACCTTGAACGGGCATTAACAATTCAGAACAAGAAAATAGTAAGCGAATGGAAGAGGATGCGCCCATGAGAAAACTTCCACGACACATCCACTATTTAGAAGAATCTTCCCCAGTCTATCAGTCCATAACTTCACAAGACTGGATTCCACAAATTGACTGGGCAAAATTAGCAACCACAATACAGGACACAATAACCGCTGCAGGAGCATGGATAACCAGCGTACTAAAAACCATTTATGACGCTGGAGCCGTAGCGTGGACGACACTTGCAACAGCCGTTCAGAATACGATAACCGCTGCAGGTGCATGGATAGGCACAGTCGTCGAAACGATAAAGACTCTTGGCAAAGTGGCATGGGATGTACTAACAACAACTTTACAAAACACGATAAATGCCGCTGGAGCGTGGATAGGTACAGTCATTGAAACAATAAAAATTGCTGGAGCTGTGGCATGGGCACATCTTGCAGCGGCTTTACAAACCATAATAAATAATGCTGCTGCGTGGATTGGAACCGTAGTTGAAACCATAAAAACCGCAGGAAAAGTTGCGTGGGATGTGTTGACAACAACCCTTCAAACCACGATAAATGCCGCTGGGGCGTGGATTGGATCTGTTATTGAAACAATAAAAATTGCTGGAAACGTGGCTTGGGCAGTATTATCGACATCCGTACAAAACATAATAAATACTGCAGGAGCGTGGATCGGCACAATTATTGAAAGCATAAAGACTGCTGGCGCAGTTGCAACCACATATCTGTCGGGCGTTATTCAGTCAGCACAAATGGCATTATCTAGTTTCGCAGACGGCTTCTTCGCAGGAGCCAGTGGACTAGCAAAGTTTGTAACCGACTTTTTCAGTGGCGCAACGGGTAGAGCCAAATTTGCAAACGACTTAGCATTGCCATTCACAAAACTCGAAGCTGTCCCATACAAACTTCCCACTTCCGCATACAACTACATCGTGAATCCGAGCTACGAATATGGTACTTGGGGCGGAAGCGAAACGCAAAGTGAAGATTATGCCAAATTCGGCAAGTATTCTGCGAAAATCGTGGCGTCAGGCGCAACGCTATCTAGTGGATATTCAAACTTCGTAAATGTACGAGGACTATCAACCATAACTGTTTCTGTGTGGCTTAAAATAACAAGTTATGTTTCGGGAAATTTAGCTACAAGAATATATTATTACAATTCCGCCAAAACGGAACTTGGTTGGGAATGGAGTGGTTCATTAGGTGCCATTACAGATTGGACACGAGTGGAAATAACGAAAACGTCTTTTCCAGCGAACACCTGTTTCATTCGTGTCTGTTTTCTTGCCGCCCTTACTCCAATCTTCACAGGATACGTAGATGGCTGGCAATTCCACGCGGGCGACCAGATTCCAGCGTTCCAAGACTTCACCGCATACAGTTTCAACTGGTGCCCCGAAAAGATAGAGACTTCTCTCGCAACTGATACGTCATGGTCAAGCGATACATGGACGACCGTATTAACGTTGCCTTTCGATTGTGATTCCACTATGTTGTGTTTGGTTTTCGTCTATGCTCAAAGCCAAGTCGTAAGACCGACAGAAGGCATAGCCATTGCATATTTTAGACTTCTTTTAGACGATAGTGAAATGCCCATAACTAATGGATGGATTGGTTCAAATCAATGTCACGCAAATCAACAATTAACAGGAGATTACAGTTTACATACAATTGCAATAGTAGTCAAAGGCACACACAACATAAAACTACAAATGAAATGTTATGCCTCGTCTATGATAGTTTATGCCTACAATAGAAGGCTTTCCGTTTTAAAAGGCTTCTACAACGGAGGCACAACCTAAATGAAAACAACAACACACGAAAACTTAGAAATCGAAAACTTTGAAAATTGGTATAACACCATACACAAACAACATCCCAAAATCTTAGGCGCAGAATGGGATAAAAAACGTAAAACACTCAAGATTTTCTATGAAGACAATGCAACAGAATTAACCACAGAAGAATTGAAAAACATCCAAATCCCCACGCTTTTACGATTCAGAAAAAAGTTTCCGCAAATAGACATTCCAAACACAACGACAATAAATGAAAACGAATTTTTAGTAGAAACTTTCGATATTACAGACATCCGCAAAAAAGTTAAAGAAAAATATCCAGAATTTGAGGAAGTATCAGAATGACCGACGAAAACAATCCAGACATCTACATCGAATACAGCGCCGAAGCGTTTCCGCCGACAAACTGGACTTCACTGTTAGCCAACGCCATAAACTTCAAAGTTAAAAACAGCGGAATAATGAAAACTCCAGAATTAACGCTCGTGCTCAAAAACAAAAACGGCGAATACACGGGCGGAGGATCATTAACGCTAGCACTTAACAAAATATTACGAATACGGACAGACGTACGTGGAACTGTCGATACCCTCTTTTACGGAAGGATGACGGAACCCCCGTCTAAACAAGACCAAGAAAAACGGGAAATCTTAACGATTACCGCACGGGGAATGCTCCAAAAATCTCTCAACGACACGATAACCAAAAACTACGCGAAAGACCAAAAAGAAAACGTGGCAGACAAAAGCATGAAACAAGTGATTGAACATTTCTTGACAACTCCAGACAGCGGATACGCTACAGGAATATCTTTAGTAACGGACGCTGGAGACATAACAACCGTAAAAGCAAAACACGATTTCAACCGCAGTTCTCTCCTCGAAGCTATACAACAAATATGCGAATACATCAGTTACGCGGGATACGAAGAAGTAAGCGGCTCAAACATTAACGTGAACCTTTATCCCTACGGATGGCAAGCCACGAATCCAGCAATAACAATAAACGAGAACGACGATGGCACGTATAAAGTGCTTGAACGAGAATTTTCGAAAGGAAACTTGGACGACGTTTACAACCACTTATTCATTTGGGGAATGAACTGTAAAGGAGCATATCCGCAGGGAGACTACTGCACGGAAGGAGGCGTCGCCCTCGGATACTGGACACCATTAAACGCCGAATGCACAGTAGCAGATGAACTCACAGAAAAGAAAGTCAACAATAAAAGCATAAAAATAACGAAGGCTGCTGGAACCTTAACAAACATGGGAGCCACATGCACGTTTCCAGCAACCTATATAGACGCACTAACAAATAAACTTACACACTTATCATTTCTCATAAAATCCACGTATGAAGACATGTACCTCAAAATAACTCTTCTCGATTCCGCAGACCACGAAGCCCAGTGGATTCAAAGTTTAAAAGTAAGCGTTCAGAAATACGGCGAAGACTGGGTAATACTCAACATTCCAATAGGAGCAATTTACAGTCCTAAAGGCTACATGACATGGCACGAAAGAGAAGTGGGAGGAGGCGAGACTCCGCCGAAAGATACTTGGTGGGTAGCCGCGGGCGTAGATTTCCATTGGGACGCCCTCAAAAAAATGCGACTTGAAGTTTGGTACATTCCCGCCACACAAGCATGTATTTGGTATGTCGATGGCTTACACTTCGAAGGGGCAATAATAATAAACCCCATCTTAGACACATCATTGCAAGTGGTTGATGCCACGAGCATAGCAAACTACGGAAGACGCGTACTTCATCTTGAAGAAGAAGCTTTAGACATTTATTTTCTTTTAAATGAATACGGACAAAAAGTTTTGCTCCACACTAAAAACCCAGTTCCAAAACTAATCGTTAAAGTCGGCGCGAAAACTTGGGTGAAACCAAACCAGTACGTAACCGTAAACATGAGCCGATACGGAATCTCAAACGAACAATGGAGAATAATGGAACTGGAATATGACTGGAGCACGGACACGAAAATGCTCCATTCAAAATTAAGTTTGACTCCTCGAACTCAACCCGTAACGGGAAAAGAATGGTATCGCGGACAAGTAGAAGCGATACTAAAAGAAATTACATGGTAACAGGAGGTAATAAAAAATGAAAGAAAAAATAGAAAAACTGCAAGTGCTACATGCGATGGGATGGCTCGAAGGAGCCGTCGAAGTCGCCCGCAAAGAACCAGCAATCACGTACGAGAAACTGCCTAGCCTCAGCGTGCAAGCCGATGGAGCAGTAGCCATAAAGTGCCTCGACGAACCAAGACTCAAAACCATGCCAGACGGAAAAGAATTGGCGTTCGTGAACATGGAACTCTTAGAACCCGCCTCAGTATTTGAAAGAAAAGAAGGCGAAAAAGAAGGAGCAGAACACGAAGCGCCGAAGGGAACCAAAGTAACCATGAACCTAAAGAGACACGCTTCACTATGGAGAAACTTCCAAAAGTTCTTGCCATGCACAACCAAAGAGTTAGTGATTATCAATGTTGGAAAACGAACCTTTAAGACACCCAAGGCTCCAAAAGGAAAAGCAACGGGCTACGACTACCGCATTTACACACTTGCAGAAATGAAGGAGAAAATGAGGAAGAAGTAAAGTGGAAAAACTCAATCCTATAGAGCTATACCGAAAACTCATCCACATTCCACACATAGTCCGCACCATAAGGGCAAGTTGCCTCTCTGGATACTGGTACTGCAGCGAGAAAGCACGATTGCAAGCTCTTGGGATTGAATCTGAAACCAGCAACGAAGCCAAAACAGGCACTCTCATCCATACCAAGATAACAACGGCTCGCAACCCATCGCCCCTCGAAGTAGAACTGAATGAAGCACTAAAACCATTCTACACGCTTGGCGAAGACGGCGAACCCATAATCAGCCGAACATACAAGAACACAAAGATTCAAGCAGACGGCACCTTCATCACCCACGGCGCAGACGAATTTCAGGTTTCCGCCGACCGCAAAGTGTGGATAATCGAGTACAAGACAAAAAGCAGTATGTATGTGAACCCGATTGACTTGTCTCCAGCCCGCTTTCAGAATAAGCTTTACTGCTGGTTATTTGCCCCCATTTTTAGTTTAATTCCCTTTAACCTTGCAGGCGGACAAATCGTGTTTCTGATGCGTAAAGGCAGAAACGGAAACTTTGAAGAAATCGGACAATCTGAACGGTTACTATGGAATGAAGAAATCGAATTACAACTCCTAACAGACATTGAACGAATATTGTGGAGTTGGGACAATCCGACTAAACAAATTCCTCCAAAATTGTGGAAATGCCTGCGCTGTCCATCCATATACAAAAGTAGATGTATATTTCAAGTAGGTAAAAAAGATGAATAACCGTTTTCAAGCTCAACAAATACGTTCAGACTTACAAAAGAAAGTTGGTATAATGGCAAAAATGAATGATATTACAGCGAAAGAACTTGCAAGCGAAATAATAGAAGTCATGCTCACCGAACATAAAGAAGAAGTGGAGCAAATAATAAAAAAATTGAAGATGAAAGGAAAAAGAGACTAAGCCGTAAACTGTCTTGTTTTGCCGTCCCAAGTTATTGTCACAGGAACAGAAGTTGCATATACAGAAAATCTTTTACCATCATAAACGTTCAACCTGCTTATTCCTAAATAATCTTGAATTGTGATGATTGTAGATTCACCGCTCCACTCAAGATAGTATCTTTTCCATGCAATTGTCTGCCAAGGATTAAGTTGTTGTACACCAGATTCTGTATGAAGTATCACTATTTCCCCGCCAATTTGTTGCCTTGACATTAATGCTATTCCAACAACAAGCAGGAGTATAATGGAAATTCCTATTGTAATAATATACTCTTTCTTCACTTTCTCACCCCCATCTCGTTCTACTTTCTATCTCTCTCTATGTTTAGTTTTACAATGTTGATCTATTGCAAGCAGTAACGCTTCTTTGGCTTGGTTAGGAGAATATCTGTCAACACAGATTCTTTCTCCACAATTTGGACATTCAACACAATAAGTTTGGAGTTTTAATAATTCAGTCATCCTTTTCATCCCCCCTTTATCTTCTCCAATTGTTCTCTTCCGTTTCTAAACTTTTCGATAGTCTCATTAAATTCATCAGAGCTTTTACATTGTAAAGCTAACTGCTCAAACTGTTCATATACTTCAGGTTTCATCCACAACTTTGCCGAATCTAATGTGCCTTGCTTTCGCCTTTCAAGTTCATCAAGCGGCTCTGGAGTCAAACTCAACCGCGTGCGAGCCTGTTCCATCGCCGCGGAAACCTCACGCTCGTCGTACTTGTCGTAGGCTCCACCGTAGCCGACAACGTGACCGAGCATGAACTCTCGAAGTTCTGGATCAACCCCCGCCAACCGTGTCTGCGTCTTGAAATAGCGCCTTCCTATTTGAGCGTGAATCGCCCACCGCTTGCGCCCACGCCGAGTTTGAACACTCCACTGGAACCCCAATTTCTCCGCCGCCCTTTCAATGAGACAATTTAAATACCCCGCTTTAATGGGAGAAACCCGCGAATCAGAAAAGTCCACCTTAATCCGCCCATCCACACGGCGACTCCTGAACAACCAAGACTCAGGCGTTATCCGCTCTCCAGCACGTTCCCTCTCTTCCAAATGAAGCTTGATGAATTGAGCAACATCGTTGAGAATCGCGAACCGATACCGCACATTACGTTTATTCTGGTTTCTTCCGCCGACGTCTGGAACAAAATCTTGAACGTCAAACACTACGACGGAAGCAGTTTTCCAATCTTTAGTTTGAATGTATTTGACTTTTAAGCAACAAACAAGCCCGTCCCGTTGTCCCATTAAGGTTATGGCACTGGCGCCTTTATCCCTATAATTATGAATTGCTTCGATTATCTGGAAAACTTGTTTCTGAGTTAAAACGACACGCGCCTCGAATTCAGAATGCCCCTTAAACTTGCTTCCCGCCTTCGCGAGCCGAACGCCATTATAAGCAAAGAAACTGCGAACCGTGCCGTAGGCGCAAGAGGAACTGGAGCTTGAATATCCTTGGGACTGGAGCCATGAATGAAATGCGGAAGCCGCGTCGCCAGCGTCCTGTGGCGAAAGCTTAACCAACTCGTCCGCAGAAACAATTTTGTACTTTTCTTCGGCGAACCGTTTAAAAATTTTCCACCACACAACGTAGGTTTCCCAAGTGGAATCGCCCAAAGAATTCTTCCAGCGTTCGACAGGATCGGAAATCATTTAACTTCCTCAACTTCATAAGTATCTTCAGGACTTGACACACGATTTCTTGCAATAGTTACTGCTTCAGCAGAGGTATATGCTTCTACGATACGAATTATTTTTACTCGATATTTCCCCATTTTCAATCTTCCTCTTCAATCTTAATTTTCGGAGACTTCTTGATGGTTTTCAAATACTGAGAAGACGCTTTTCCCTTCATGGCTTTGCTGATGGCTTCACGATGACGTTCTGCGGAAGACACATAAGAATGAGATGTGGTTCTTCTGTGAGTTTGCGGTTTTGGAAGAAACTCTTTCTTTACTTGTTCTTCCTTCGCTTTTTCTAATTGTTTCCAACCATACGCATCTTTAGTCCACAACGTTCCTTCTTCTGGTTTTGGTTGTGATGTTGGTAGTTTCTCACGAACAACCTGAACGGTGTAACCTTTGATTTTAATAACCTCGCCAGTCTTTTCATAAACTTTTTCCACACATTTTTTCCTTCTAAATAATTTTTTGAGCCATTCAAACATTGGTATCACCAAACCACTTTTGGAACCATTGTTCTTGTGCTTTTAGACATTCTTCTATGATTTGCTCGCCATCTTTAAGTTCTGGGTGCGACACCACAAATTTTTCAAGAAAAGGAAATTCTTTTTGAGCCTCATCAAGTATAGCGAATAAAGGATTTTCGAAACTCGCCATACGCGGCAATCTCTTTTGGAGTAACCGTATTTCTTTTTTAAATTCTCCTTCATTCATTTTTCGTCACCAAACCACTTAACAAACGTTTGCCTCTTTACAATCAAAACTTCTACAGTTGAATGCACATCTTTTATCTCTCCAGAAGGAAGCCAAACAGCACCATTTAATATTTCTTTTTTAGCATCATCCAAAATCTTGAAAATATGTTCCGTATCACGCGGTTCTTCTCCTTCTTCCAACAAGAAATCTTCGTATGCAGGAATCAATTGTTTTATTCGCTTTTTGAGTTCTCCTTCTTCAACCATTTTTAATCACCAGAAATAGCAATCGTGTCCATTCCATTTACACTTCAGATATTGCAAGAAACTAATCGATTTATGCTTCAAGCGGCTTATGTATCCACTTTCTCGTGTTCTCCAATTTGGATTTTCTTTTTCTGCACACGTAATACACCAAGGCATTTTTTCAACCTCTACGAATGCTATGAGCACTCTGATTAATAAGTTTATCTATCAAAAATGAAGTGATAACTAAGCTTTAGATGTTAAAAATAGCAGATAAAGTAGAAATTGAAATCAATCCTTCCCTCTCTCTTTAATAATTAAAACGTCACCCCTTCTAACAACCGAGTAATAAACTTCACCGTCGCCACCAAGAACGGTTTGATTCTCCTTCAACTTAAAGAAAAGCTTCAAATCTTCGATTCTAAGTTTTACCATTTTTCAATCCCTATCATAATTGTTAAAAAGACACGTTTTGCACACCTTACCAACCCACGAATCTTTCTTTAGCGAGCCGTGAGGATTCCAATACCTCCATTTAGAACAGATTTCCTCGTGTTCGTCCTTAATGATGTGACCATCTTTAGAGCAAATGTTAGTCATTTCGGTTTCACCCAAAAACCTTGTTTATTTTTAACTAATGCCTTCAATCGTTGCCAATACTCTTTATCCGATACTAATAATGAAACAACATTCGCTCCTAACATATTTACTAAACATTCTTCACATCTCGGTCTAGGCTCCGTTAAGCCAGAAGCAGAAGTAGGCGAACAAGTATTAACCATTGCAACGGCTTCGTTTGAACAACTAAAACATTTCATTTCTTTCCTCTTCCAACTTTGTCGCACAATTCAGTGAGTTCTTTACTAAATCCTTTTTCTCTTATTTCTTTCATAAGTTGCCAACCTGAAACCATATCGACAGCCCCAGCTAACTCGGAAAGTCCTTGAGCATCATCACAAAAAACATGCATATCAACCTTTTCTTTAACGACTCTAAGAAATTCGTCTGCTACTTTTCGAAGTTCACGTCGTTTCATTTCAACCACTCACTCGGCTTCTTCTTTTCTATTCTTTTATTCATTAAATCGTGATACTTCCAACAATCTTGATACGACATTTGCCATAAACAAGTTTTTACTCGACAATGCTGTTCGTATCGTTCTTTGCTAATTGTCAAATCGCACGTTTTAATGAACGGACATTCGATAATTCTTTTTCTAAAAATCATCCGAACACCACTCCAAGAAAAATAATGACTCCAAATGCCATTAAAGGCATCCATACAGCAAAGAATAATATCACAGCAATGATGCTCCAAAGCGTAAGAGTCGCAACAGCGGAAACAAGAATTGAACACGTTGGAATAGTCCACAAGAATAGAGCTACCCACCAGCCGATTACATCGAGAATCCAAACGGCGCAAACGAGGAAAAGAGCTAAATCACTTTTATCCATTTTTCAAACACCCGCACATAAATAAAAGGGCGTTTCGGCATGTTTCAGCCGAGACACTATCATTCTTCTTCTCCTTCAGTTCCAGTTTCTTCTTCTTCCTCTTCTTCTTCCTCAAACATAGATTTCACCCCCTACATGCTCGCTAAAATCTCCAGAACTGTTGCGGCAAGCCCAAACAACACGTTCTTAATCTTCGAGTGTGGACGATCTTGCCAAAGCCAAATAGTGTAAGGACTAACGCGAATCTTCTTGGGAATCTTACCTACGTAAGCCGCCCGCAGGCGACATCTGAAACAGCCAGCATGAGGACGATTCAGTTTATATATGCAAATAGAATTACACGGAAAACTAAATGGGGACTTGTTCTTATCCACGTTAAACTTTTCTGGAAAACGAAACTTCATGTAATACTGCCCGTCCTCATCGTCGCGTTCAAGATGACAATATTCGCCGAGAAGTCGAATCATATCATCAACACTCCCAGAACCACGCACACTATTCCACATACCCACCACCATGAATAACAACCAAGCACTAACGGCAATCCCAAATAATTGTCCCAATCCGCCCTATCGTGCCAAACGTGGCAGTCCCAATATCGAATAAGCCACCATGTAACATCAAGTCCAAGTGGCGCCCAAACAAAAAGAAATAAAAACTTTAAAATTGAACCAGCAGACACAGCATTTAAAAAGAATATTACAGTAATCCATAAATGATAAAGTCTGAAATGATTCATAATCGTGGCTTCACCAGACTCGTGCATAAGCCTGTTCTCGCCGACTCCGTAAACGACTGGAATCAACAGTTGTGCAATCATAAACTCGCCAGCATTTCCAGCACGCTCGCAACAAGACTAAACAATTTATCAGTCATCCGCCTATGCGGACGATCTTGCCACTTAAAAACTATGTAAGGACTCACGCGAATGCGCTTCGGCATCTTGTCAAGCCACACTCGACGCAGCCGACAAACGAGACAGCCCGCGTGAACCCGCTTCAAAGAATACCCACATAAATAGTCGCACATGAAACTGGAATGACTAAACTTTTCTGGAAAACAGAACTCCTGCCAGAATTGACCGTTCTCATCCACGACTATTCGACTGTATTTGCCAAACTCCATAAAGACTTTCATAAAGGTTCTCCAAAACTAAAAAAGGGGAAATTAATCGCTGAAGATTTTTTTAACTTCAACAGCGGTTATTCCGACGGTACTCAATGCCTGCTTCAGCAAATCAATGATTACTATCAGAAACACAACAAAGTTTCTCCAGACATCGGGTATATTTAGAGTCGCTGCAACAGCCAAAAAGGTTCCAAGCAAACCAACGTAATAAGCCACAGTAGTCCAGAACTTACTGAAATCATAGCTTTCTTTGTATGATGACTTTACCCAATCCGTAATGTATCCCCACTGGTTTCGAACTACAGCTAACACAAACAACGCTAACGGCGAAAGCACAGGCACACCACCAGCAAAGAAAGTCTTTAGAACCGCAAAGAATTCTTGCAACTGAGACGGCATTGTTGAAACGTCAAGATTTGTGATTCCCGTTTGCAATCCAAGAAGAACAGCAGTAGTCAACACGACAGCAAGTATCAGTTTTCCGACTTTCTCAAGATTCGGCGAAATAGTCATTTTTCTCAATCCTCCTTTTATTTTGCTTTCAGCCCCTCAAGATACCTTCTTCCGACAGCCGTGATTTCATAAGGACTGAAGCGGTTTTGGCTGTCGCTCTTTATGACGTATCCTTTCGTCTTCATCCAATTCATCGTGTGACTTAAAGCTGCTAAGTCGCCACCAGCAGGAAGCCAGATGGCGATTATGTCTTTGTAGCGAAGCGGGCGCCTTTCAAGACCTTCAAGAACCGTTCGAATGCGGCTTTGACGACGCTCAAAATCGAAGGGCATTAATCTTCCACCGTCCCGATTCCTATGTGTCCCGCGTTCACTTGCACATTCGTGTTTGCCGTAATACTTAGTCGATAGCGACGCCTCTTTTTTGGAACGTCACACGTCAAATATTTTGTTTGCACAACGGAACCAACGAAACCTGTAACAGTTTTACTTCTGAGAGTTTCCCAAGTCTCGTCCGCCGTGCGCAATCCTTCAATAGCAATAGTTATTGTCGCGCCTGCCCCTATGCTTACCAAAGCAACTTTTGCCATCACTGGAAGCCGAGGACTAACTCCTTTGTAGAGCGAATGTTGCTGGACTTCCGAACTCAAGCCCGTGCCCGTCTTATCCGTGAACACTAAGTTTTTTCTTCGCGTTTTTCTTCACCCTCCCTTTTTTCTAATTCTTCCTTTTTTCTCCTAGCTTTTTGTACCAAACGCTCTCTTTTACTCGACTCGGTCTTCTTTTCTTCAACAACCTTTTTTTCGACACTTAATAGACTTTCAAGTTCGTTTGTGTACCGCGTGTCCGCACCCATGAAGTCTTGAAGTGCAGTAATCAAAATTGCATATCGTCGTTCTCTGTCTTGCTTCATCATTTGAGTATTTTCGCTCATGCTCCACCCGCTCCTATCCAAGCGTTTAATGTGCCATCATTAGAAGTTATACTCAATCGCCAATGAAGTGCCCAAGTGGTTCCGTTAGTGCCAGAATCACCAGTTATCGCAGAACCCACATTAAACCAGTCAACTCCATTGATGCTTCCCTGCAATTGTATGCTGTGAGCGGTGCCACCCGTTCGTTTAATATATGCAGTAACGTTCGGATACCAGTTACCAGTAAAGACTTCACTCGTTCCAGTCCCAGTTTTGTCCGTAAACACTTTTCTTGGTTCTAACAGTTTTATTCCCCCCAAATATTAGGGTTGATTAAAAAACCAGCCCAACCCCAAAGGCATTCGTATGAACTAAGCGATGCCGCTTACGACGGCACCAAATTCTGGAGCACGGTTAATTGTTACGCCGTACCATTTGATTGCGAAGTTCTGCTCGTCCTTAACCTTGCCGTAAAGTTCAGTTGTAACATCGGTTAAGATGGCGTTGTAAGCAAAGCGTCTGTCAACGAACAACACTTTCTTCACATTTGATCCTGTGGGCATCTTGCGGCTCTTTATGAACGGAATTCCTTGAATGCTGAAAGTCTTCAGTCCCCAAGGAAGCTCGTAGTTTTCAACGTTCACATAGCCCAAGTATTCGCTCACCAAGTTCTTTATTGTGTCAAACGTGGCTGGATCAGTTACCGCGAACCCGTAGCTTTCTAAGTCTCCGCCCGCCACCCACGCTTTTCTGATTGCTTCTTGAAGTTCCGCAAGCGTTACAGCAGCGGAGCCAGCAGCAACCTCATTCGTGGTTCCTTGCCATGTCAACAAACCCTTGTTGTAAATTGTGGTTCCTGCACCATTCAAACATCCGTCTTCAAGACCGTTAGTCATTAAGCCATAAAGCCGCTCTCTGTGTGCTTCTTCGAGCATATCTTTGAAGTTTTCGGCAGCAGCACGCTGGAAACCAGTTGTGCCACCCCAAGTTTCAGCAATTACCTTTTGGACATTTTGACGATCTGGAGTTGGAGACACGTAATCTGGACTTCCAGTTTCAGCCATCCAATAGGATGTGGGGTTACCCAAAGTAGTGATTCTAACGTAGCTCTCCATTGCGCCTAGACTTGCCTTGCGGGGCAAAGAGGCGTACAACGGAGCGTCTGTCGGAACCGCATAAGCGAACGCTGGATCTAGGAAGGTTGGCAGAATTGTGGGAACAGTCTGTGAACTCGACGCATAAGCCCAAATAGCTCTCTCGATTGCCCTGTTATTCTTCAGCCACGGATTAGGCGTGTAATCAATGCCAACCCACGGATCATAATAAGTTCTGCCGTTGTAGCGTCTTATGAATGGATCAGGCTCAGACTTCCACGGATCTTCAGGATTCACAATAATCTTTGAATAATCCAGAACAACTGGCTTTGGTTTAAACTCTTCGTCTATTCCGAAAGGTCTCATTGAGTTCCCCTCCGACTTGCTTCGAGCATGTCTCCAAATCCTCCCATTCCACGCCGAACGGGCTTCTCACCCGTGGTCGCAGGACTTCGGAGATCTGGAATGTTCTCGATTGCGGCTAATCTTTCGTCCACTTTGCCCAGTTTGCGTTCAACAACATCTTCGACGCTCTTGATAATAGTGCTTGCTAAATCGTCCCTTTGCTTTTCAATTTCAGTTATCCTAGCAACCAAGTTACTATTGTCTTCGCCTTCAGCTTTCAACGTCTTCTCAAGACCGCGAAGTTTCTCAATTTTCTTGTCTAAACTCTCAATCTTGTGTTGAACATCGCCAAAGGTCTTTTCAACTTGGCTTGGCTCCTTCTTTTCAGCAAGTTTCGCATCCAATGCTTTCATAACTCTTTCTTCCATCGCCTTCAACGAATCTTCCATAGAAACAGTCGTCTTTTTAGCGTTAATTGCCTCAGTTACTTTGTCGAATATTCGCTTCTCTGCATCTTTCAACCATTGCTCCATTTCTTCTTTATTTTCCATACTTTTTTCTACTCCTTTATAGCAGAAACCGCCTTTCTCGAAAGCGTTATCAATTCCGAACTTTCGCGCCGCACTACAGATTTTGGCTTTCACTTCAGCCGTCTGACATCCTTCCGCTTGATTGTACCGCGCCATCGCATTGCGACAGTGGGCAGCATCATTAATCGGAAGCTTTCTCTGTTTGTTGTCGCCAGAACCTACAATGCACGCAAAGCTCGAATCGCTAAGACGCTTTTCTTCTTCGGCAGTTATCCGCTCGTTTGTCACAAAATTACCCCCTTTATGACCGTCAATCATGCGGCGCATCACGTATGCAACCGCATCTTCATGGGCAGGAGAATCTACAACGCTGACCTCATAAAGAACGCCCTTCACAAACCTTCCTTCATGGTCAACTCCGCCGCCCTTCACATCAGGCATAAAACCGTAACTGAAACCCCAACTACCACGAGTAACCATATTCCATTGCGTTTCCGCCTCTGGATAAATTTCACATAAAACATGAAAACCGTTTTCACCAACAAAAGTTTTGATGCCGTCAACGTCTTTATCAAAAACTATTTGCCCAAAAGGTTCACGATGCATAAAACGCACGGCTGGAAACTTTCGCAAATGTGGAAGACTGTCCTCAACCACCCCTTTAGTCATTGTGGTTCCAAAAAAGTCTGGACTATCAAAAATAGCGGCGTAACCGTAAACATACCTTTTACCGTCACTTTCAAAACTGCGTAAAAGAGGAATCGGCTCACTTTCAAATCCGACTTCCCTTGCATATTCACGCCATTGTTCATAACAAATAGCGCTTATCTGATCGTCAGGACGCTTCTCGTCCCTCGCTTTATTTTCGTCATGTAAAAACTTATGACATTTTGCTAAATAATCTTCCTTGGATTCACCCGTTTCTGGTTTCGGTACAGGCATATCAATCTCGACATATCATAGAAATCGTAGTGAAAGTATTTATATATTTGTAGTGCTATGATTATGAAACATGAGGAAAGGTCTATGAACAGAGGACGACCTTCAAAATTAACCATTCTCAACAACAAAAACCGCGACCACTGCGTTGCCATCAACATTACAATTCCCCAAAAACTTCTCAATAAAGTTGAGCAGAACATTGTTGGAGAAAGCAGAAGCGAAAAAATTGTAAAATGTATAGAAGCAGGTTATCCGACAATCACAAATGCGAATGCGGTGATGACATGAAAGCTAGAATAACCATAGAAAAAGTAGATAACGGATACCTCGTAGAATATACACCATATTCGTTTTTTGGTATAGAAAAAAAAGTTTTCAAAACCTTCAGAGAAATGATAAACTGGCTCTCACTCTGGCTTGATGAAGAAACTTTGGAAAAATACCTTGAGGAGCAAAAACGACAATGAAAAACCCATTTAAACGCGCCCCCATCGCCACACAACCAACTCAATATATGGACATGTCATCATACGACGACGCCGAAGAAAAAGTCGTCATGCCCACTTGGATGTTTAACCCACCATACGGACTGGGCAGACTAATGCGAAACGGAGAAGTCTTCAACGCCCGCGAAATGCGGTTGCTAGGCGGTTCAACGACGGTGTGGCAATGCAAAAAGAAGATTGCAGATGCCGTTATCGCCGCAAAATGGGACATATTACCCACAAATCCCCAAAAAAGGAACGAGGATAAAATAAGAGAAATAAGACAATTTCTACAACTAGGCGCCAGACCAAACGTTCAAAACTACGAAACTTTCAACAGCATAATCTTCAGCACCGTCATGGACTTGCTGGATTTGGACGCGGGAGTAATCGTTAAAGTGTTCAGCAAAACGTTGAAAAACAGACTCGTCCGCATCCACAGCCGCGACGGAAGCACAATAATCAAACAAACTGATCCTTATGGCATATTGAAACAATACTGGCAATACGACTACGCATCAATGATAGAACCCATCGCCCTAACACCAAGAGAAATCGCTTATCTCTCATTGAACCCGCGCAGCGACAGCGTTTACGGCGAAAGCCCAGTCGAAACAATAGTGATGGTAGTAAAAGGACTTGTAAAAGGAATCCAAACACACGAAATGATGTACCGCAAAGGTGGAATACCAAGCGGAATCTTGGCTCTGGAAGGAATGAACCAACAAGACTTCACCGCCTTCAAAGCATGGTGGGAAACCAACATCAAGAATAAGGTCTATCAAAGAACAATGATAAACGTGCCGACAAAATGGGTTCCACTCATAACAAGTTTCAGAGACTTGCAATTTCTGGAAACACAACAATGGTTCACGGAAATCGTTTACCGAACCTTTAAGGTTCCCCATCGCGGAATCGGAGCAGCCACACGCGAAGCCAAGGGAATACCAGAAGAAGAAACCCGCAGCTTCTACAAAGAAACAATAATTCCAATTTTGACGACTCTGGAACAAGTAATGAACCAACAAATAATCCCGCACTTCTACGAGAACGGACAAGAACCAGACTGCTACTTCCACTATACGCTAATCGACTTGCTGGAAGAAACAAGCAAAATGGAACTGTGGCAAAAGAAATGGGACTACGGCGCAGCAACAATAGACGAATATCGATTATCAGAAAGTTTGGAAAAACTGCCTTGGGGCAACTTGAACCCACAAGCAATGAAGAACCTGCAAAACATCGCCCAATCATGGTGGTACGGAGCGTTTGACTCCGACGCGTTCAAAAACATCACTGGAATCCCCGTGCCATCAAAAGAAGAAATCCGCAAACTACTAACCAAACCAACACCAACGGAGACGCAACAATGAGAAGGGACAGATTCACCATGATGATAGCCATGATGGAAGTCTTAGAAAAACCAATAATTATTACTCACATAATGAACAAAGCAAATGTCAATTGTTCCACAGTAAAACAAGAACTCGAAAACTTGATAACTAAAAACCTTGCCACAATGATAATGCCTCCTAAAAAACCATTTCAACAATGCAACAACGAAAACATAAACCGATTTCACTACGTCTTAACACCCGAAGGAACAGAAGTTTTAAACAGTCTTCTAAAAGCAAGAACCCTTCTAATGGAGCCATCCTGAAGTTGTCGCTTCCCTCTCCTTTCTCCTCGAATTCCACGTTTTAAAGGAAGTGCAACAGGAAAATGACTTCAATAGAAAAACTCAAGAAACTCAGCAAACTCGTATGTGAAAAATGCTTCCGACTGTCAGGCATCCCCGCTGAATATCTCGGAGCAGATTACGTCGTATGTCAAAGTTGCCCCATTCACCAACTCATAAACGAACTCATGGAGGAAATAAAATGATAGAATACGAACTCGCAAACTTTTTCAGAACATTTATAATACTCTTCAGCGGAGACTGTATACTCGGCATCTGTTATGGATACAATAAGAAACTAGGAATAACAATAATTTTGCTTGGTTTAATCGGATTAATTACATTAGCAACAATAGCAATAATGTCTCTTTCAACATCTTCAACTTTCAACTTCTCATGGGGAAGTACAATTGCGGGATTTCTCATAGGATTAACTCATTCAACAATTTGGAAAAAAGCAACCGATGTAGGAAAGGAGCTAAAAAAATGAGCTTTACCGATCCATCCCGCACGATTTTGACATGGCGAGAATTCGGCAACACCGTCCAAAACAAGATAACCGAAATTTCCCTCACTCCAATCCACACAGAAGAAGACCTCCGCCTGCGACTGCTCCTGATGGAAACAGAAATCATGGAACTGTTCAGCGAATTCATGTGGTTGATGATGAGCCGAGGAATAAACTTCGCCGTTGAATACATGAACAACACTTCACCTGATTACCACTTCGCATCGGAGTGGACTCCAGCCGACGATGAACTGTTCGCAAATCTTATGGAAGGGTGCCACGAATACCTAACAAAATGGACGGAAGACATACGAACGGATGCCTCCATAGAAATTCGCGAAGGAATAAGCCTCGGAGAAAGTTTGGATGAAATAGGCGCCCGCGTGGCGGAAACAGTCGGCACTTTCAAAAACCGAGGAATGTTGATAGCACGAACGGAACTCATGCGAGCATTCAACAAAGCAGCACAAGACCGCTACAAGAAGGCTGGCTTTCGTATGAAATGGATAACTGCAAGAGATCCCCGTGTATGCGAAATATGTGAACCGATGGATGGACAAATCACGGAAGAAGTTCCACCCAAACACGTTTTATGCCGTTGCTGTCTCGTTCCAGTGATTTAAATGATAAAAACAAAATGTGATTGTTGCAAAAAACGAATTCTAGTCAGTCCACATCATTACAAAAAATATAAACATCATTTTTGTTCTAGAAGCTGTTTTATTAATAAACATCCACTAAAAAAGACCAAACCGAGCAAAGAGGAACTATATAAACTACATTGGATAAAACAAAAATCTATAGCTGAAATTGCTCCGATATTTAACGTAGCAAGAATAACGATTAATCGATGGATGAAAGAGTATGGAATAAAATGGCGCAACAGTTCACAAGATATGAAACGCCAATTCAGATTGGAGATAAGAGACAGATACAAAACAACACAAGCTGCTCATAAAGCTTGCAAAGGAAAACCAAATCCTAGATATAAAAAACAGCGATTAAATCCAACAAAATCAGAACAATACTTCATTAATTTATGTGAGCAATTAAGTTTGCCTTTTGAATATTGTGGTAATGGTGGAACAATAATAAATGGTCTAAACCCAGATTTTGTTCATTTGACAGAAAAAAAGATTATAGAAACTTATACTGGGCATAGAGCCTCATATAAAAAGAAACGAATAGAAACCTACAAGCAAGTTGGTTACG